GTTTTGATTCCGTCGATCACCCCTCGCACACTTTCCAAAGTTTGACCAAAACTTGACCGCGTAGGAGTCGGAGCGCTACACTCCTCCCATGGTAAAGAAAACAGAAAAAAAATTAGTCAGTAAAGCTGAATTTTCACGCATGTCGGGGGTTTCGGCTGGGGCTGTCACGAAGGCAATACGTAACGGACTTAGCGCCGCGATGGAAGGAAAACGCATAAACGCGAACCATCATTTAGCCGTAGCGTACGTAAAAAACAAAACCGAAGAACAGCAAGAATCGCCCGCACCGGGAATCGACCCCCTGTACGAAGATGCTATTCGACATTGTCAGACGAACAATCGCTTCACCGCCTCGAATATCCAACGTGGACTTAAAATCGGGTACAACCGGGCCGCGTCGATTTTGGTTATGATGACCGCCGCGGGGATTAATTCGGAATCACCAGCCGTAAAACAACCCGAAGAAAAACCACACGTACGGGGTGTCGCAGCAAAAAACGACAAGCGAAAAAAAGCCACACCCGAAACAATTGATCCCGAAGCGATGCTCCTCGAAATTCCTGAAGATATAACAGCCTTCGCGGATATGAGTCTCCGTGAACTCGTGACCCGGTTCGGTACCGATATTCGTTTCCTTGATTGGCTCAAGTCGATCAAAATGATTGAAGACATTAACGAGAAGCGTTTGAAAAATGCCGTCGCGAAAGGTGAGCTCGTAAGTCGCGACCTCGTGAAGTTGGGAATAATTGATCCGATTGAATCGGCACATATCAAATTATTGACGGACGGTGCGAAAACAATTGCCCGACGCGCTACGGCGATGCACTCCGCGGAACGCTCGCTCGATGACGTGGAGAAATTCGTCAAGGATCAGATCACATCATTCATACGACCGATTAAAGCTAAAGTCGCTCGAACGTTGAATCAATTAAATAATGTCTAAACTAACTAACATCGGCGCGGGCTGGGTCATCGATGAAATCGAAGGATTAACCGAAGTCGTTGATCATTTGAAACCGTCGGATTTTAACGAGGCGAATAGATACCTCCCGGAATCCGTAACCTCAATACCCGGATATATTCGTTACGATGTTAACCCATTCATGCGCGAGATTATTGATTGTTTTGATCTTGATAGTTCGGTCCGCGAAGTCAATGTCAAAAAAGGTGTACAAATTACTTATACGACATTACTTGAATCGGTCATGTTGTATTATATGGCCCACGCGAAAACGTTACCCCTAATGTACATGACTGCAGATAAAGAACTCGCGACGGCACGTATCGAAAATAATGTTATCCCGATGATTAATCAATCCGGGTTCGCTCATATTATCCGATCGAGCGATGAAGGGAATACCCGTAAGACAGGTAAAACGGCGAATCATTTACAATGGGAGGGCGGCGGCTATATGGTCCCGTTCGGTGCGAAGAATGCTGATAAAATGCGTTCGTACTCTATCGCCATCATGCTCAAAGACGAGATCGACGCATGGCCCGACAAGGTTGGTAAAGATGGTGATCCCGATTCGTTAAGTGATGATCGTTGTTCGGGCTATTGGGAACGTCGGAAAATTGGTCGAGGCTCGACACCACTTATCAAGGGTAAATCTAAAATCGAAGCGGCATACCGTCGAGGCGATCAACGCGTTTATAATATATTATGCAAATCCTGTGGATTCCCTCAGTCGCTACGATGGGAAACCGTGAACAAAGAATCGGGCGTGATTGGCGGTTTTCAATGGGACCTCGACGAAGGTAGTCTCGTACTCGAATCGGTTCGATATTGTTGTCAGAATTGCGGGCACGAACATTACGAACATGATAAGGAACGATTATTCTCTTCGGATCATGGTGCACATTGGCACCCCACGGCACGACCTGTCGAACCGGGAATTCGTTCGTATCACTTGCCCGCGTTATATTCTCCGATCGGTATGCAGCCATGGTATAAATGCGTTAGTTCATATTTACGCGGATTTGACCCAGTCGAAAAAAAGGTCCGCGACATCGGCAAATATCAAGTTTTCTATAATAATATTTTAGCCGAACCGTTTGAAATCATGGGATCGAAAATTCGATTTACGTCTGTATCAGCACATCGTCGAGCGGTTTATCGATTGGGTCAAGTTCCTAACGAGTACGCCGCGCAGCATTCCGGATCGTCGATTCTGTTTTTAACTTGTCAAGTCGATGTCCATAAAAAGAATTTAGCCGTATCGGTCAAGGGTTGGACCCGTGATTCGATTTGTTACGTTGTTGATTATTGGCGTTTTGAAGTTGAAAACGACGAGGACGAATGCGGCGAATTATCAAGTCCAGTATGGGGACGGCTTCGCGAACTTATCGAAGAAACCACATATACCGCCGATGACGGGAAAGAATATAAAATCGCATTAACGCTCGTCGATGCTGGTTACGCAAATGATACGGTTTCGAATTTTTGCGCGGATTACGCGTCGGGCGTCTATCCGATTTTAGGTCGTGACCGTCCCGCGAAGAATCAAACGATAAAAGAATTCGCCGAATTTACCACACAAGCCGGGACCATTGGTTATCGGATATTAGTTGATCATTATAAAGATCGTATGGCGCCGGTCCTTCGTCGCGAGTGGGTCGAGGATTCAGGACTTCAAAAACCGCACCATTTCAACGCACCCGTGGACATTACCGATAAACAACTCAAGGAATTAACGGTCGAGAGTCGCCGCGAGAAAATCGACGATAAAGGAAATACGGTTTATTACTGGTATCGCCCCGGCAATGCTGCGAATGAATTATTCGATTTATTGGGTTATGGATATGCAGCCGTCGAGATCTTAGCGTGGTCGATTTGTATACAACATTTCGAACTCGAGACGATTGATTGGGAAAAATTCTGGAATTATATCGAGTCCGAGGCGTTGTATTTTAATATCCCGACGGGTAAGTAGTTAATAAATATATTTCTCGATGCTGATCGGTGGCGCGATTATCTTCGATTACTTTATCGACAATCGGTTTCAATTTATCAGCGATTCGACAAGCATGTTTAAAATAACTTTTTCCAAATTCTTGATCTATTTGAAAAGTACCAGAACATAATCGATGATATGTTTCGAATAATTGATCAATATCTTGAATCACTAATATTGTAGGGGAAGAAGGGAGTTTATCAGACCAATAATAAAAATGTTTTGTATGGTCTGAATATTCATCATTAGCGCCTGTTTGAATATCTTCGTAACTACCTTCCTCGCTTGCTCTGAATTCGCTAAAAGTTTCCCGGTGCATTCTGATATTAATCGGAAATTCTTCATTTAATAATTTTGCCATTTTAAGATCCTTCGGGGCTCTCGCCCCGGTCCGTTATGCGTTGAAAGTAGCGGCCATTGAATATTGACCATATGGGAAAATAAACTCACCGTCACCGCGATTATGGATTTTGCAGCGACGTTCGCCGCGGTCGTCCTTAATAGTAACGGTCTTCGCTGTACGCTTAACAACCGTCGCACGAAAAATACAATCATTGTCACAGATAGAGCGAGCCGATAATTCTTGGTTTTCAGTAAAAGTATTCATTTTGTTTATTCCTTAATTCGTTTCAGTAAGGTAATAATATGCTATGTTGACACCGCCGTCAACATGAAATAACGATATTTTCAATTTATTTTCATTTCCTGAACTTGCACCATTATTTCGAACATTCTTTTCGTACAGCCTTTGCAACACTTGTCCGGATCTTCCTTATATGCTTTTTTAAAATCATTAAATTTTGATAAATAATCGACTTTACGACCACAAGCCGAACCCCTGAATAATTTAGCGAGGATTCTACCTTCGACTAGTTCAGGACGTAAATTTTTTAAATGATACTTCGGTCCCGTATATTTTTTAATTTGTGTATCGGCATATTGAGGAAAACATTTTTCGCATAATTCAAACCCGTCATTTTTGAATTTTTCGAGTGTTTCCGGTTCGATATTATCGGCAACTTGAAAACGTGTAACGGCGGTTTTCGTCCAATGGCCGCACGACAAACAACTCGATCCGCTATGTGCTGAATGTAATTTTCTACCAGTTTGGCCGCCTGTTACTAAGATATACTTCATTTTAAGATCCTTCGGGGCTTTCGCCCCGGTTCGATTAGTAGTTAGCGACTAAACCGCGTGCCAAATGTTCGAAAAAATGATTAATGTCGCCATTTTTGAAATCAATCATTACCAAAGTATTTTTAATTTGTGCTTGTTCTTGGCCCGATGTGGTTTTGATTGCTTCGATAACGACATCCGAATCGATGAAGTGAGTAGTACCGTTCGCGTCGATTTCCCATGATTTAGCGGGTGCGTTCTTTTCTTCTAAGAAAGTTTCTAGCCATTTAGTAAAAGTATTCATTTTTGTGTTTCTCCGGGTCGTTGTTCGTTTCAGTAAGGTAATAATATGCTATGTTGACACCGCCGTCAACATAAAATAACGATTATTTTACATTTATTTTTTATTATGTATACTGACGACTGATATTTTATATTTATATTTAATCTAACCCGAAATGGTGTAAGGTCATGTAATGGACTCAACATTTATACAAGCTCGTATAACGGCTACGAAGCTGCAAATCGTCGCATATGAGGACGCCGCGCTCGCATTGGGTACCGGTGGCGTACAGTCATATACGTTTGATACGGGACAATCACGTCAGACAGTAACTAAACTCGATTTAACTATGATTCAGAAAACAATCGACAGTCTATATAATCGATGTGCTACGCTTGAAGCTCGACTCAATGGTTCCGGTACGATAATTGGTGCACCTTCATGGTAAATGATAAATTACGCGACAAAATGCTCGCTATGACCGGTAATGCTGGTTATGAAGCGCCCGAATCTAATATATCTCCCATTCTCGATGTCAATGCTCTCGATAATTTCGTAGGTGGTACCGGTTCATGGAGTGGCGACAAGTTTTACAACGGTTTCGGCGTCACTAAAGATTATGAAATTGTCGATTATTGGCTGTTACGTAAACGTTCAAAACAATTATTTACCGAAAACCTATACGCTCGCGGCTTAATTCGTCGTTTAATCACGAATGAAATTAATAAGGGTCTATCCCTCGAAGCGACACCCGATGCCGATATTTTAGGACTCGACCGCGATGATTTGGCCGCATGGTCTGAAAATACCGAGCGTCGTTTCACTATTTATGGTAAAAATCCCGAAATTTGTGATCATCGTAATGCGCGTACGTTAGGTGCGTTACAACGTCAAGCCCGAATGATGGCTTTAGTATCTGGGGACGTCCTCGTTTTATTACGGCAAGGCGTGGCCGGATTACCTACGATTGATCTTATTGATGCCGAGCACGTTTCCGATCCTCAAAGTGATACTTTAATTCGTGCCGTTAATAATCGCGGGAATGAAATTTCAAACGGTGTCGAAATTGATAAATCGGGGCGACATGTTGCGTTTTTTGTTAAACAAAAGAACGGTATACATCGTCGCGTTGCGGCTCTCGGTCCTCGCACTGGACGTCGTCAAGCATGGTTACTATATGGTACCGAACGTCTAATCGATGACGTACGCGGACAATCTATTCTCGCATTAGTCATGCAATCATTAAAAGAGATTGACCGTTATCGTGATGCAGAACAACGCGCTGCGGTACTTAATGCGATGATCGCTGTATGGGTCGAAAAAACCGAGGACAAAATGGGTACGTTACCTTTGACTGGTGGTGCATTACGTAAAGATACCATTACCACACAAAATGACTCTCAAGGTCGAAAGGATCTTGATTTTTCTCAAAGTATGCCCGGATCAATTTATCAGGAAATGCAACATGGGGAAAAAATTCAAAGTTACGATACAAAACGTCCGAACGTAAATTTCGGAGCCTTTGAAGCGGCTATCGTTCAAGCGTTTGCATGGTCAAACGAAATACCACCGGAAGTAATGACGCTCGCGTTTCAGAACAATTATTCCGCGAGTCGTGGTGCCGTTAATGAATTGAAAATGTACCTAGATTTAAAACGTACGAGTTTCGGTGAAGAATTTAACAACCCTATATATCAAGATTGGTTAATTTCCGAGACATTAAACGGGAATATTGTCGCACCGGGTCTACTCGAATCATGGCGTAACCCCGAACAGTGGGATAAATACGGCGCGTGGATGCTTGCCGAATGGTCAGGCGCGATAAAACCCAACGTGGATTTACTCAAAGAGGTTAAAGCGTACGAATTACTTGTCGTGAATGGTTGGATCACCCGTGATCGTGCATCACGCGAACTAACTGGGTCGAAATACTCAAAAACCGTACAACAATTAGTAAAAGAAAACACAAATTTAGCAGAAGCCTTGCAACCATTGATCGCGAGTGGTTTAATTAAAGATGAAAATCTCGATATGACTGTCGAGGAAAATGGAGACGAAGAAAATGGCTAATCCTGTAGTCGTACCATGCCCCGCTGATCAATGGACTAAAGTTATTACGAATTTGACAACGGCCGCGATTCGGATCATGAGTAATTCACCTGATAAATATATGTGGACGTATATTGCGACAACGGGTGCCGTTCCGACTGATTTTTCCGAGGCTGTACCGATCAATGGCGATCTTCCTTTATCATTTGGTGCGGCAGCTGATGTTTATGTTTATGCTATAGGTGGTATCGGTAAAGTAAGGATCGATACATGAGCGGTATAACTAGTAATAGTGGACCACTTCGAACCGTTCAGGATTTAGGTGTTCAAATTGCCCGCGGAAAAGTATCAGGCGCGAAACCCGAAGGATCGTTCGGCGAATTAACGACGACGGGTGCTGATGCGAATCGAATTATATGGCCGAATGGTGTTTTTAAAATTCCAGACGCGGCGGGTATTGATATTGATATTGTTAGTTCCGATGCTGACGATGCCGACGGCGATATAGGTGTCAACAGTGTTGAGGTTCATTATCTCGATATTAATCTTGATGAACAATCCGCTATTATTCCATTAAACGGATTAACACCGATAGTTGGAGCCATAACCGGCGTACGTTTTATAAATTGCATGCACATACAAACAACCGGAACACCCGGACAAGGTGCGGTTGGTGATATTAAAGCCTATGTCGGCGCTCAAATTTATAGCGAAATTAAAGCAGATGACGTGCGTTGTTCATCAAGTGCCCGTATGGTTCCAAAAGGAAAACGCATGATGGTCTCCGGTTTAGTTGCTTCCTCAATTAGTGGAACGGCTGCGGCTCGAGCATTGGTTCAAATTGTTGCGACTGAATTAGATAATCATCAATATACCGATCAAGAATTATTTATTCCATTTGGTAGTATTGGTTTACAAGATAGCTCGGAAGGTTTTAATTTACCCGTACCGTTACCATTTACAGAAGGTACCGTTATCGCGATGCTTTTAAAAACTACAGACAAAGCCGCTCTTATAACTGCAGATTGGTTCGGCTGGATAGAGGACGCATAACCATGGAATTATACGGATTACAAAAAGATTACGCGATTTCATATCTTGAGAAATTAGAAAATGCGACGACCGAAGAACGTGCCACGGCATTGAGTGCATTCGGCGAAAAGCCTCTTGACGGTATTATTTCTCGGAATGATGCTGGTAATGAAGCGACGATTAAAATTTCCGGCCCATTATCCCCAGCGGGACCGAGCCCGATTGCGCGTTTCTTCGGTTTTGGTGGTACAGGATATATCGATATTATCGCAGCGATTAAAAGCGTCGAAGACGATCCCACCGTGGATACAGTGCGACTCGCAATGGACACACCGGGCGGAACGGTTGCTGGTATGGATCAAGCACGACAAGCGATCGAAAGTTTATCGACTAAAAAGAAAGTTATTGCCGAAAATCATGGGATGATTGCTTCGGCTGGTTACTATTTAGCGACTGCAGCGAATGAAATTGTCGCGATGTCTCCACTTGCTAATACCGGATCTATCGGTGTCATCATGGCCGGATTAGATTTTTCCGACGCGATGGCGCGTAATGGTGTAAAACGTATTAAAATCGTTTCGAAAAATGCACCCAATAAACAAGCCGATCCATCGACACCACATGGCGCGGGCGTATTACAAAACGAAGTAGACGCCATGGAAAGGGTGTTTATTCAAAAAATTACAGAAGGTCGGGGCACAACCGAACAAGATGTTATAGATAATTTCGGTCAAGGTGGTATGCTTATCGCTCAAGACCCTGATTCGGACAAGCCCGACGCGGTAAAAGTCGGTATGATTGATAAAGTCATCACCAATGTAGCGATAGAACCTGCATTAGATGATGACGAAGAGAATAACGGTATTACTAGCAATAGTGATACCATTAATGGAAATAGCGATATTTCCGAAACCAGTGCCGCCGAGGGCGGTGGACAACAACAGGGGGCCGTAATGGACCTAAATCAACTGAAAGCAGAACACCCCGCCCTAGTCGCGCAGATTGAAGCGCAAGGCGTGGAAAAAGGTGTTACACAGGAGCGCGAACGCGTAGACGCACATTTAACGATGGGTAAATCATCGGGAGATATGGATCTCGCTATGTCGTGTATTAGTGAAGGTACAGAATTGACGGCTTCCGTTAATGCTAAATACTTCGCGGCTGGTATGAATAACCAGTCAATCCAAAGTCGTGCAAGCGAAAGCGAAAACGATTTAGATACTGATGCGTCCGACGACGAAGAATCTGAAGATAAAGTTCTCGCGACGGCATTAGCTGACGAATTGGGAGTAGATAATCATGCCTAATTTAACAACTACAAATAATGATCTGGGTACCGTTATTATCGCTGATGCGCTTTTTAACGATGTTACTTTAGCTTTTCCCGGTGCTGACGATTATGTCGAAGGTACTATTCTGGCACGTAAAGCCGTTGCCGATGCTGTTACAGCGTCCGCGTTTACTGGTACCGGTGATGGTACGGTTACACTTGCGACGGTTGTAGGTGGTCAAGTTGTACCGATTGTGGGCGCTTATGTACTTAATTGTACGGTCGCTCTAACTAATGGTGGTACGTTTGAACTTGTCGATCCTAATGGTGCAATAGTTGCCAGTGGTTTGACACTTACTGTCGGTGCTGGTGCTGCTACAGTCTTCGAGGCTGCGGGTTTACAATTCACTATTACAGACGGTGCGGCTGATTTCGTGGTCGGTGATACTGCTACATTAACGGTCGCCGCTGATGGTGATGTCGTTATTTTTGCTGTAGATGGTGCCGGTGGTGCTCAAGTTCCTTCCATGGTGTTGACGTATGATGTGTCGGCAACGGGTGCGGAAGATCAAGCACAACGAGCAATGGTTAGCGGTCGCGTTCGTCGCGAGAAGCTAGTAATTGACGCGGGTGGTACTGTTACAGATGGTATCGTCGATGCGTTGCGTGATTTTGGGATCGTCGCTGAAAGCGTTGACGAACTCAATATTTTAGATAATCAATAAGGAGTAGTATTATCATGACTGGTACAACTACTAAAGTAATGCTCGCGGCCTATGAGCAAGACGCAGAACCGACGATGTTTTTATCGGGTATGTTTCAATCTCCACGCCGTAATTTTCATAATTCGGAAGAAGTCGAAATCGATATCGTTCGTACTGAAGAAGATATCTCTATCGCTATTCAAGATTTGAGCACGGGTGCTCGCTTAAATAGTGAAGACTTATATACGAATAAAGGCTTTAAACCACCAATCCATAAAGAAGCAGGACCAATCAACGCGCATACATTAATTAAACGTATGCCGGGTGACGATCCGTTTAAATCTGTAGACTTTATGGCTAACGCATTGAAACGTGGTGTCCGTTTAGGTCAAAAACTGCAGCGTAAGATCGCTCGAGCCGTTGAATATCAATCGTCTCAGGTGTTGACTACTGGTACAGTTACTTTGATCGACGAAAGTGGTGTCGCAGTTTATACAATTGATTATAAACCGAAAACAACTCATTTCCCGAACGCCGCTGTCGCATGGGATCAGACTACCGCTGTAATGTTGTCTGATATTGAAGCGTTAGCGAATGTTATCCGCGGTGATGGTTTGTCGAATCCTGATATGTTAATCATGGGTGAAGGTTCATACGAACTATTTATTCAAGATTCCGACGTATTAGCTCGTATGGATAATCGTCGTATCAATGGTAACGGTATCGTACCTTTAGAACTGATGGGTAACGGCGGTATTTTCCGCGGTGTTATCGAAATCGGTAACTATAGTTATGATATCTGGACATATGGCGGTCGTTATAAGCATCCACAAACAGGCGTATCAACTAAATTCATCCCTGATGATAAAGTCGTAGTTCGTGCCTCTTCGGGTCGTTTAGACGCTGCATTCGGCGGTATTCCACGAATCACTAGTGATTCACGCGTACCACCATCTTTATTGTCTCGTATTAGTATTCCGGGTAAAGCGTTCGATATTCAAATGAACGGTTATATCACCCCGAATGGTGAAACGATGATGGTCGAAGCGGGTACACGTCCAATTATGATACCAACTGCAATCGATACGTATGGTTGTATCAATACTGGTATTTAATAACTAAGAAAGTCGGGGGAATTTGCCTTCGGCTTTCTTCTAACTAGGGAGTTAATAATCATGCCAAGTAATAAAAATTTAATCGAATCAATTAATAAGGTCGCCGTCGAAAAAGGTGTCGAAATACCGAATACTGTCGGTTTAAATAATGATCAATTGAATAAAGCGTTAAAAGAATTACGCGCTTTAGAAGCTAAACCAACCGAATCGAATGAATCGACTGAAGAATCCGAAGCATTGGTTCCGGGTGCCGATGAATCGACTGATGATTCATCGGAAGAAATCGAAGAAAAAGCACAAAAAATCAAAGATGATAAATTGAAGGCACAAAAAGCGAAAAAAGAAGCTAAAGCCAAACAAGATACAATTCCTCCGTATCGTGTTGCTGAAGGTAAATCAATTACATCTAAAAAAGGTATATTAGCTGAAGGCGACGAAGTTAAAGCCGAATATTTATCGGGCGGTCAAGAAACTCTCGATAATAATGTAGATCGCGGTTTCATACTTAAAAAATAATCATGGGTTTACGAGAAATAGCAGAATCGGATCTAGGCGCTATTTTAGAAGATAGCGCCTATGGTTTTGGTTATCCAATCACAGTGACTGACCCTGCGGGTACGGTTAAACCTTTTACGGGTTATTCGAACGATATCAGTCAGATTATTGATCCTGATACCGGACAAGCCGTAAGCGGTCGATTAGCTTCAGCGGCGATACGTATTTCGTCATTGACTGCGGCGGGACTTACGTTGCCACAAGGCATCGCGGACACATCTAAAAAACCATGGATAATCGAATTTGACGATATTAATGGTAATGCTTATAAATTTAAGGTTTCACAATCGAACCCGGATCGTGCATTGGGTTTGGTTGTCTGTTTATTGGAATTTTATAAATGACTATAACGGCATTAATCGATAAACAAGATAATTTCGAAGTTATTCGCGATCAAATCGTGACTATTTTAGTGACTGAAATTGCGAGTCAACAATCATTAGCAACCGCAGCGGCAAAAGATCCGGACGAGTGGAAATTAAGAATATTCGCGGAACGTTCGAATCCATGGGAACAATATCTCAATGATTCAGCAAGCGATCCGAGTCCTATCGTTAATGTCTGGTATGATAATTCGAATTTTGATCAATCAGGAAGTAATATATCCGAACGACAAAAAACGGACGGTATTTTTAATATCGATTGTTACGGTTATGGAGTAAGCGAAGACGACGGCGGTACCGGTCATAAACCGGGAGATCGTGAGGCGGCTTACGAAGTACAAAAAGCATTACGGCTCGTACGTAATATTTTAATGTCCGCCGAATATACATATTTAGGATTACGCGGTTTAGTGTGGCAACGATGGCCGCAATCGATAACAGTTTTCCAACCTCAAATAGATGGACGTCAAGTTCAACAAATAGTAGGCGCGAGGATTGCTTTTAGGGTATTATTTAATGAATTCTCACCACAAGTGGTAGCGGAAACGCTAGAATACTTGTCGGTAGATGTTAAACGGGCTGAAGATGGCGAAATTGTCCTCGAAGCTGATTACGATTACACGGCACCATAGGAGATTATAACATGGGCATTTCAACAGCGGTCGATGCTTCAGCGGTAGCGCGGGTCCTCGGCATTCAGACAATTTTTAAAAATTTACGCGGTGGAATTTTATTTTTACCACAACGAATCGCGGTCGTAGGTCAAGGTAATAGCTTGTCAGTATATGCGACAACGAAACGACAAGTAACTAGTGCACCGGAAGCGGCGAGTATTTATGGTTTCGGTTCTCCGATTCATAATGCCGCACGTCAATTATTCCCCGTGAACGGTGACGGAGTAGGTACAATCCCCGTGACTATTTATCCGCTTGACGATGACGCTTCCGGTGTCGCTTCGGCGGGTGATATTACACCCACTGTCGCACCTACTGAAGCCGCATCGTATATCATTCGAGTTAATAATATTGATTCTGAAGAATTTGTTATCGAAACGACTGATACAGTCGCACTCGTTACGGCTAAAATGGAAACCGCTATTAATGCAGTTTTAGAAATGCCGATTATCGCTGTTGATGGTACCACCGTCCTTAATTTTACATCGAAATGGGAAGGTACAAGCGCAAACGATATCGTCGTCGAGGTTATTGGTCTAACGACTGTCGGTAATTCTTTTGCAATTACACAACCTGTAGGCGGTTTAGTTAATCCTGATGTCGATCCGGCACTCGCTCAAGTGGGTAATATTTGGGAATCAATGGTCTTAAATTGTTTAGATGTTGCTGATACGACGACTCTCGGTAAGTATTCAACATTTGGCGACGGTCGATGGGGTGCGTTAGTACGTAAACCACTTGTCGTATTCACTGGTAATACTGCTACAACGGTGACGGCTGCGACTGCGGTTTCTGATGCTCGTAAAACAGACAAAACAAATGCACAACTCGTCGCACCGGGTTCGAACGATTTACCTTTCGTTACTGCGGCTCGTCAATTAGCGCGTATCGCTAAATTAGCAAATAATAACCCTCCACATGATTACGGTAGTCAAGACGCTGACGGCCTTGTTCCCGGTACTGATGGCGAACAATGGACATACGCTGATCGTGATGTAGCGGTTAAAAAAGGTAGTTCGACAATTGAAGTTAAAGACGGCGTGATAAATATATCCGATGTGGTTACTTTCTACCATCCAACGGGTGATCCTACTCCGGCTTATCGTTTTGTTGTTGATATTGTTAAATTGCAAAATATTATATTTAATTTAGATTTGATTTTTGCAACTGACGAATGGGATGGCGCTCCATTAATTCCAGACGATCAACCAACTGTAAATCGTGCCGCTAAGAAACCGAAAACGGCTGTCGCCGCGGTTGCTGCGATGCTTGATAGTCTCGGTTTAAATGCGATTATCAGTGATCCGGAAACGGCTAAACTAAACACTATCGCAGAAATCGACGCGGGTAATCCTAAACGATTGAATTTAGTTACCACTGTTCAATTGAGCGGTAATACTAATATCAAATCGATTGATTTGGAATTCGGTTTCTTCTTCGGCACACCTACGGTCGTGGCGTAACTTTTAATTTATAGGAGTATATAATCATGGCTGCAGTAGGCGGATCAATTGAATCAATCATATTAGACGGACGGGAATTTCCCGTTGCGGCTGATGCTGAATCACAGCGTAAACTAGGTGGATGGGAAAACGAAGTTCAAGCAAACGGTGATGGTGGTGCGCGATTAATTAAAACGCGAGTACCATTATCAATTGATGGTTTAACTATTGAGTCTGATGATGATCGCGGAGATCATGAGTTCTTGCAGGATTTATCAGACGGTAAAGGATTTTTCCCAATCGCGATCACATATGCGTCGGGTTTAACTTATCAAGGTACAGCGCAAATCGTAGGCGAATTACAATCAAGTAGTCAAAACGCGACCGCCGCCGTATCATTGGGTGGACCGGGTAGATTAACAAAGCAATAATTTTGATAAATAGGGCACAAAGTCACGCGGCAGCCCTATGCCCTTGCCTTCACGGGGCGTGACACCATTTTTAAAATAGGGCATATATTATGAGTGATAAAAAAGAACCAATCGTCGCACTTGAAGTCGCGGAAGCGGAATTCGATCGATTTGCTGAAATGATGGATCTCGATGTTGATACTTCTGTTATGAATGAAGAAGATGTCAGCGGATTTGAAAAACAAAAACGTCGAATTTTACGAGCATTACAGGCCGGTTCATTAGTTATTAATGACAACGGTGAAGCGGTTTATTGTCCCCAACATTCCCGATCTAAACATAAAGACGCAATTACATTCCACGAATATTCGGGCGCGTCGGGCATGGCTACGGACGGTAAAAAGAAAAATCAAAATGTGGCTGCTACATATGCCATGATGGGTGACATGTGCAAAGTACACCCGAATATATTTGCCAGTTTAGTTGGTCCAGATATTAAAATCTGTATGGCATTGTTTTTGCTTTTAATGGACTAGTTCGGACGCTTTTAGTTCGTAACGGGGCTGATGAAAGTATCCCAAAAGGCGGACACGTTTACCATGCGGTATATAAGGAAATGTTACTCCAAATATGCCGCGATTTTCCGGGTTTACCGGACGCTCGGACATTAAAAGCACATGAGATCCGTTTTTTTTACGACGGGTTACGTAATGAACTTAAAGAACATAGTAAACCGAAGGGGTAAATCATGGCGGGACGGTTCTCGATTGAAGCGGTTTTTCGGGGTGTTGATCGTTTGACCGCCCCCGTGTCACGTATGCAAAATCGAGTCGGTAAGTTCACTCGAGCAATGACACGCGGTTTACGTACTGCAAATCGAGCCCTCAGCAATGTGATAGGTGGTTTAAAGCGTGGCGCTGGTACCGCCTTAAAATTCGCGACAATTGGTATCGGTACATTAACCGCGTCCGTTGGATTATTAGTTCGGGAATTTTCCAAAGTCGAAGACGCTCAAGCCGCATTTACTCCGTTGTTAGGTGGTGCGAAAAAAGCTAAAGAACTTGTGGACGAATTGAACAAAACCGCCGCTTCGACACCTTTCCAATTTGAAAACTTAGCCGGTACCGCTAGTCAATTACTCCCTGTAATGAATGGGGATATTCAAAATACGATTAAAACATTGCGTATGATGGGTGATACTGCGGGCGGTAATGCTCAAAAACTCGATTCGATTACCCGCGGTTTCACTAAAGCTATGTTAAAAGGTAAAGTCGATATGGAATCATTAAATATGATCGGTGAAGCGGGTGTTCCTATTTTCACTGAATTAGCCGATTCGATGGGTACAAAAGTTAATGCAGCGTTTTTCAAAATGATAAGCGCCGGTAAAGTTACGACTCGTGATTTAACTAAAGCGTTTGAAAAAATGACTAGTAAAGGCGGTGTATTCTTTAAAGGGATGGAAATTTCAAGTAAAACAACATCTGGCATGTTCTCAACTTTAAAAGATAATATTTCTCTAACTGCAGCCGAACTCGGAGGCGTATTAGCTCCAACCATTAAAGAAATGATTCTCGGAGCTACGGGGATGGCTCAACAGTTCCGCGAATGGGTTAAAAATAATCGCGAGTTAATTTCTACTAAATTTATTGAATTCGTGAAATCAGCGAAAGAAGGTATATCGAGTCTCGCTGATGGATTCGCGTTTTTATCGAGACATGGTGCCACGATCGCGAAAGTGATTGCCGGTGTTGTTGCTTTATCGCTCGCACTTAAAGTCGTTACAATCGCGATGGGGTTATTCAATCTAATAGCTGCGGCTAATCCATTAGGATTAATTTTAATAGGTATTGTCGCAGCTGCGGGACTCGTAATGCTCGCGTGGGACCCTGTATCGAAATTTTTCTCCGATATGTGGGATAAAATAAAAACAGTAACTAGCGCCGTAAGCGGATTCCTCGGTTTCGGCGATGACGACGAAGATAAAAAAGAACAGGATGGTATCGATCCTCAAATGGTAAGCCCACAAGATCGAATCGCTCGAACTATCGAAGAACAACGTAAAACAAGTACAGCCGAAGTCACGATTCGTGACGAGTCAGGTCGTGCCGCTGTAACAGGCGGTAATCTGGGCGCTGGTATCAAATTACAACCTTCGGGGGCGTTCTAATGTCATGGTTAAATAGAATACGTGAGGCGGCCTATACATCGCCGTCAAGCGTACGATTAACGTTTGATTACGAAGATGTTCGAAAATCTGTTGATAAGAAAACGACCGCGTTTGAATTTCCCGACGCTGATGGAACATTTATTCAGGACCTAGGCCATACGGGACGTCGTTATCCGTTACGCGTTTTTTTCTGGGGTGATGATTACGATATCGAAGCCGATACATTCGAGGCCGCATTATTAGAACGGGGCACCGGTAAACTCGAACACCCGATTTATGGAACTGTGGACGTCGTGCCATTCGGTACCATTACTCGACGTGATGATCTTAAAACAGCGGCTAATCAGGCGATAATCGAGGTCGCATTCTGGGAAACAATCGGAATTATTTATCCGACTTCGCAAAACGATCCCGCGAGTGATGTTTTGACGGCTGTTGATGAATATAATAACGCCGCCGCTGCAGAATTTGAGGAAATTACCGATCTTGATAGTGCTGTTGAACAATCGAGTTTTAAAAATACATATCAAGTATCGTTAGACGCTGTTAAATCTGGTCTACAATCTGTCGCAAATACTCAAGACGATGTAAAAAAACAATTTGATGCGATTAATGATTCGATTAATAACGGTATTGATATTCTCGTTTCAGAACCTTTAACATTAGCATTTCAAACGACGCAATTAATCCAATCCCCAGCGCGAGCATTGACGAATATCGAAGCCCGTCTCGACGGGTATGTTAATTTAGCTAATTTAATTATAAATGGTAACAATAATATCGCAGTACCCGGACTCGATTCTCGCCATTCGAACGATTTCCATACCAATGATTTATACGCTTCGACATATGTTACAGGTTCGATCGTTTCGGTTGTTAATAATCAATTTACGACAAAAACCGAAGCATTACAGGCTGCGGATTTTGTATTGACTCAATTCGCTAATCTTGTCGAATGGCGCGATAATAATTTTCAATCGTTGTCCGAAATCGATACAGGTGGGGCATATCAACAATTATTAGAAGCTGTCGCACTTGCTGCAGGGTTTTTAGTTGAAATATCATTTTCACTCAAACAAGAACGTCGTATCGTGTTGGATCGTAATCGTACAATTATTGATTTAATCGCTGAATTATACGGAAGTATTGATGATCAACTTGATTTTTTCATTAACTCAAACGATTTGAGTGGTACCGAAATACTCGAATTACCTCGAGGGCGTGAAATTGTCTACTATTTATAATGTTCTTGATGGTGATACATTCGAATTAATCTCTCGCAAAGTATACGGTACCGAACTTGAAGCGGGACGTATTGAAAGTGCGAACCCCGGAGTATTTGAACCATTGACGCCGGGTATTTCTTTAATCATCCCCGTCGTACCAACCGCACCACAAAACATACCTCAAAAAGCGGTATTCGATGATCCGAATGAGGTCGCTTTATTAATTGACGGCGAACGGTTCCGATTTTGGGATAGAATTCGATTATCTCGTTCTATGGATGCGATGGATACTGTCGAATTTAGTGCACCTTTCGACGCGGATACTCCTAATTTCCGAGAAACATTTCGCCCGTTTTCATATAAAAATATTGTGGTTACTGTGGGTGGTGATTTACTTTTCAATGGTACGATGATCACTATCGATCCAGTATTAGAAAATAATCGAAAGATAATATCGGTTAGCGGTTATTCATTACCCGCCGTATTAAACGATTGCACACCCCCTGCAAGTGCGTTCCCTTTAGAATTTAATAATCAAAAATTACCAGAAATAACGGCGAAATTTGTCGAGCCTTTCGGGATTGGTATTAAATTTGATGCAGACGATGGCGCAATTTTTGAGCGTGTCGCCTCTAAACCTGAAAAGAAAGTATTATCATTTTTAATCGAATTAGCCAAACAACGTAATTTAATTATATCAAGTACCGAACGTGGCGAATTATTGTTCCAACAATCAACGACAGTGGGTAATCCTGTCGCACGATTACGACAAGGCGAATCACCTCTTTTATCGGTTACACCGCGTTTTAATCCTCAAGATTACCATAGTCATATAACAGGACTAGAATCGGTCGAATTAGGTTTATCAGGATCAAAATACACTGTTAAAAATGAACGATTAGAAGGTGTGATTCGCCCTTTAATATTCGGGGTACCCGATACGGTTAAAGCTGATGTAAAAGCGGCGGTACAGGCTAAAATGGGTCGTATGTTCGGGAATTTGGCCGGATACACCATACAGGTCGATACATGGCGCGATCCCGTTGGTGTATTATGGCAACCTAATACGACATTGAAATTAACCGCACCGGACGCGATGATATATAACGAGTACGAATTTATTATTCGTTCCGTTGATTTCGATCGCGAAAATGCTGATTTAGCAACCTTAGAACTTGTTATTCCCGGCTCATTTAGTGGTGAATTACCGGAGGTTTTACCGTGGGACGAATAGCGAAATTATTATCATTTAGTCGTGTCGAACGTAACGGGGCTAAAATATCAGATGTTAAAATCGATCCCGGTGGTGGTCCTAATATTACCGCTGAACATTTCGCACCCGCTGGGGATGATTCATTTCCTTTAACGACCGATTATGTGGTTACTAATGATATTCCTCGTACTGGCGGCGAAACGATTATCGGATATGTTGATCCTATTAATACACCAAAAGCTGTCGAAGGTGATAAGCGAATTTATGCTCGTGATGCTAATAGTGGTGCAAATGTAAATGAAGTATGGCTTAAAAATGATGGATCGGTATTAATATCGAATAATAATGGTTCGGTATTGCTTCGTACTGATGGTGGATCAATCATTACGACACCAAATTCGACATTTGATGCAAAATCAGACGGATCGATAAAAGGTGTTAACGGATCAGGTTCATTCGAATTACAGTCGGGCGGTGACTTTTTGGTTAATGGTGTTACTATAGATACCAGTGGGAATATAACAAGTCCGGCAACCGTGGCCGCCGCGGTAGTATCGGCACCATCAATATTAGCAAATGGTAAAGATGTAGCAGATCATGATCATCCAGCGGGTACGCCGCCGGGTAATACAGGACTTAATAACTAATGACACAACAAGGCGATGTAGTATTATTCCAGACGAATGACGAAGGCGACATTAACGTCGAAGGCGGTATCGTTGAAATGTCGGGAGGTTTAGAAACTGCGGCTTATTTGTCATTATTTGGCGGCAATGAAGACGACGACGGTTTATCCAAAAATGGTCTAACATATTGGGGTAATCTTGATGAAACCGATCCAATATTAGAATATCGAAGTGAAACTCAAAATTTACTTAAAGGAATTCCCGCGACAACAGGTAATTTACATCGCATAGAAGATGCCGCGAAACGCGACCTCGCATGGTTTATCGATAAAAAAGTCGCATCCTCGATAAATGTGGTCGCAAGTATTCCCGGATTGAATAAAATCAAATTAATCATTAACATTGACACACTGGGCGAAGAGTCTAGTTTCGAATTTGTTCAAAATTGGAAGGCGAGCTCATGAGTTTAACGACACCTACTACCAAAGAGATTAGCGATAACATAATCGCACAACTCGAGGCGTCACTTAATCAGACGATCCCATTATTACCTAAATCATTTTTAAGGGTGTTAGCTAAAGTTTTAGCCGGTGTTTTTATACTTTTGTATAAATATGGCGGATTCATGTTTTTACAAATATTCGTACAGACTGCAAGTGCAAACGAAACAATCGTTAACGGTAAATCTATTGTCCCATTAACCGAATGGGGTCGATTAATTGGTATAGGCGACCCAGTGGCGGCCACGCAAGCCGAATTACTAGTCGATATTACCGTCGAAAATCAAATCGGGTCACTTTCTTCAGGTACACAACTCGTCAATGTGGATAATGGTGTCACATATATTACAATTGGCGCTATATTACTTAATGCAGCCACGGTGCAAGCGAATATTAGAGCGGTTTCCGATCAATCAGGTGGGGGCGGTGCCGGTGCGATTGGTAATCTTGATCCCGGTGCGATTGTCTCTTTTGCTAATCCTTTAGCTAATGTCGCTCGCGATACTGTTGTCGATTCTCAAGTCGTGACAGGTGCAAACGGGGAAAGTACCGAAGCATATCGTCAACGCGTAATTGATCGTTTTCAGAAACGACCACAAGGCGGCGCGTATGTTGATTATGAAATTTGGGGCGAAGAGGTCGCAGGTATCATCAACGCTTATCCTTATACAAGCGATAATCCCGGTCAAGTTGATGTATATGTCGAAGCCAATACAGATACCGATCCGGACGGAATACCAACGACAGCACAACTCGAAGCGGTGCTAGATTCGATTAATTTCGATCAGAATGGACTTGCAAGTCGTCGCCCTGCTAATGCATTAGCGAATACATTTGCCATTACTCGAGTCGGTTTCGATTGTACTGTATCGGGTTTAATTGTTGATAATTTGGCAACTATACAAGCACAAATTGACGCGGCGGTTATTGAATTCTTTTTAGATGCTGAACCTTTTATTGATGGTTTAACAATTCCGCCACGATTGGATCGAATAACACGATCTAGTTTGATTGGTTTAATTGATGATATTGTATCCGCAGCAAATGGAACTTTTACCACTGTTTTTTTTAGTGAAACTGGTATAGGTGGTAGTCTTGAATTATATATTTTACAACAAGGCGAAAAAGCCAAACTATCAACTTCGGTAGTATTTATATAATGTTTTTACGAATTTTTCAGCATTTATTACCGAATGCAAGATCGTGGCGGATTACTATTAATAAAAAACTTCGTCAATTTTTCGAAGGATTAACCACGCCTTTAGGTTCAAATATAAAAACATTTTTAGATGGTGTCTGGTTAGATATATTTCCAGAAACTACGAGAGAAATTCCACAATGGGAGCAACAATTCGCACTTCCTAGCACGCTTACAAATGAACAAGAACGTCGAGATCGACTTGATGCAGCATGGAAAGCATTGGGGGGACAATCACCACGATATATTCAAGATACACTGCAAGCGGCGGGATTCGACGTATATGTTCATCAATGGTGGGTACCCGGTACAGAACCGCCGGTCGGAGTCGATACACCTGCAACCGCGCGTAGCCCGTTTACATATTTGAACGACGGGATTCTACCATTACGATATTTTTCGAATGATGGTGGTGCGGATATGCAGGACGGAGATATAGCCATCGCAATGGATGGAGCAACATTTCAGCCGCCCGGATATGTATTAGTTAATAAGATATATATACCTTCCACGTCAATAATCGGTGATGGTTCGGCGATTATGAATGATGGAAGTGCCGACGCTATGGACGGTCGATTATTGACAGTGTATGCTTTGAAACAATATATAATACCGTCGGATGTGACAAAATATCCATATTTTTTATATATTGGAGGCGCTACATTCCCCGATCATGCAAATGTGGACGCATCACGAAAAAACGAATTTGAAACATTATGTCTTAAGATTTGCCCGACTCAACAATGGATCGGGATATTAGTTGATTACTCGTAGGAGAGTTTAAAATGGCAATTAATCCTAACACTCAATATCCCGGTCGTATGACCGCACCGGATGCCGACTATCCGTATGGTAGTTCTAAAAATGAAAGTACGCCGGGTGCGGGTGATGGTTCGCCATACGAAAAAGCGCGAGCGAATGACATTTTCGGTTTCCAACAAGCACTTTTAATCGAGGCGGCAATTGTTCCGAGTGGTAATGCTGATAAAGTAGGTGCATCACAATATTTACAAGCATTAAATAAATCGTCTGGATTAGTAAAAGATGATTATGCAGCCCTTCGATTGGTTGAAAGTAGTCAACTATCAGACAAAACACAATGTTTTATTACTGATGATACTGGAGGTCCATTTGTTTTAGATGAAGCTGATGTTATCTCAACGGATAATAGAGGTACAATAATTGTCGATGCTGATGGTGGTCGATGGAAGAGAAATGGAGTATCTGCTTTTCGCGGCGTGGCTGTCGAATGGTTTGAAGCAAAAGGTGACGGATCAACAGATGATATAACATCAATTCAAGACGCTGTTGATTATATGGAATCAATCGGTGGTGGTAATGTTTATTTTGCCGCTAAAACGTACATGAAAAGTGCCGATATTGCCATGAAAGAATATGTCTACCTTAGAGGTGCTGGGCAGTTTAAATCAATACTTAAAAATACGGCGGCAAATATACACGGTATAACTTTCCCCGCGTTAAGCTCAAAATATAGTGGGATTAGTGACTTAGCTTTTACCGGGCATGCTTCTGATACAACAAATGCCGCGATCTATTTTGATCCGTCTTTTGCTTTTGGCTATTTCAAAGCTGAAAACATAAGGACAAGTCTGTTTAATGTCGGCATTGATATACATGATTCCACATGGATTAGCCAGTTTATCAATATAAGAATTGATAACCCCATTGGTTTTGGTGTTCATGGTGGTGGCACGGGAGGAACAGCATTAGGAAATATCTTCGATGCGGTTTATGTCAACAATGTTGCCGCTGGTGGCGTATCGTTCTATTTTGTAAATTCATTAACCAGAACACTATTTAGCAATTGTGTGGTTGGTGCAACGGTTAGTACGGAAACTCAATTCAGATTAACAAACGCTCGCGGAACAGTAATAAATACTATTAATTTTGAGAATATGGAAATTAAAGCTGGTGAAGGTTTGATGCGTTTTGAAAGCGATACGACTGTAATAGTAAATGGTGCTGTATTCCAATCTGTAATTGGCCCAACTACAGGAACGGGGTATTTAATTAGAGCATTAGGTAACGCCAAAGTAGATGTGAAAGGCTCTTTTGAGTATTCGGACACATTAAACAATATAAATACGATAACTGTAGAAGATAACGCTGTTGTAAGTCACGATGGGAGTAATAATTGGTTTTCACCTATGGACTCAGCAGGTACACCCGCAACCGCACAATTAAACCAAGTGAGTGGTATTAATTACGTCCGGTCGATAGAAGTTGATTTATCAGGTGCGGCGGTGACATCAATGATTGCTAATGTTCCTAATCGTCGTGGACACCTAATCTCCGCTAAAATTATTTATACAGAAGCCACGAGCTCGGATGCAGGAATATTGATAGAGATCGGATACGAGGGAGACACAAATTTTCTCGCGTCCATCACGACAAGCGTTAGTCAAGCCATATGGGACACAGAAGATATGACCATTAATGATGCAAGGGTCGGGGGTTGGTCGGGGCCGATATTAATCACTTCGCCCGGTGGAAAAACTGGAACCGGTAAAATTATTGTAGAACTTGAATACACCACTTCGGAATAATAATCATGACAGATGAACATATATATACCGAAGCCGAAGTTAATAAAATGCTAGGTGATCAAAAAACAAATATACGATTGGATAGTATCGAAACCACGATTAAAGATCTCGATTGTAAAATGGCGGATCACATGAGCAATGAAAAAAATGACACGCAGAATGTCATGAAAGCGATAGAGCAAAGTGGTAAGGAACGCCGGGAATGCGAAATTAAATTAAAAGCTGAACTTCATGCTATGGATTCGGATCATCATGAAAAATTTGTTAAAAAAACAGATTTAAAAAATTATGCTTTTATAATTATTTTCGCCGTAACTTGTACAACCGGCTTTATTACATGGTTAGGGACTCAAAGCACTAATAAAGCGAATGATATTTCTGTTGATAAAATCGCCGAAGCTATCGTTAAAAAAATGGATAAACAACCGTGAATATTATTAAAAAACATTTACCGTCATATTGTTATTCAAAACATAAAATAAAATCAATGGATGGTATCGTCATTCATTTTATAAGTGCTAAAAATATTTTACCGAATGATCCTTTTAATTTGAAAGCTATTATCGGTATTTTTAAACAGTACGGAGTATCGGCGAATTATTTAATTAGACGTGATGGAACGATTATCGAATTAGTACCCGAAGGGTTTCGATCACATCATGCGGGCAAATCTATAATGAATGGTCGCGAGGGATGCAATAGTTTTACAATAGGTATTGAATTAGAAGGCGGTACCGATTTTCCCTACACAGATGAACAAATTCTAAATTTAGGTACGTTATCGGCTCAATTTATGACAGAGCATAAATTTACAACCGAATGGATACAAGGTCATGATAAGGTTCGCGCCGATTGGAAAAAGAAATATCCAGATAAAAAAGCGGCTAAAAAAGTCGATCCCGGCCCTCATTTTCCGTGGGAAGTATTAAACGATATGTTATACAGCGTTTCTGAAGCGGTACAAAGAGAATCATAAAATGATACAACCAAATTGGAAAATTAGACGATCTATAATAATAATCACTTTGTTATTTTGCGCTGTGGTTATTATTAAAATTATATGGAGTGGTGCCGATACTCCAACGGCTCAAGTTGCATTATATGGTTCGTTTGGTTTAGCGGGTGCCGTGATCGGATCTTATGTTTTCGGTGCGGTATGGGACGATAATAATTTAATGAATAAATAGGGTGATTTATGAATACTAAATTAATAATCGCGGGTGTTGTTTTAATTCTGGTCATATTATTTGGATGGTATGTTTTCGGAGTAATTGAAGAAAATGGCGAACTTACACAAGCCAATTCCACATTGACAGAAACTAATAAAAACTGGGAACGGGATTATAATAAAATTAAAAAAGTCGCGGATATCAGCGCCGATGCTGTCGCAAAATCTGCAGCGACTAAAAATCATTTAATTATTAAAACAGCGGAACTCGCTCGAGATTTGGAGATATTAAAAAATGAAAACGCCGATATTAAGAAATGGTCTATTAATGTTATGCCTAGCCTTCTCGCTTATAAGTTGCTCGACCTCTCCGGTGACAAGCCAAAAAATGGACTATATAAACCCGCCGAAGGCACTATTAATGCCGACGGTCGAGCCGAAATTGAAGTTCAAAACGAAGACCTTTACAAATATGCCGACGAATTAAAAACGGCTGTAAGGTCGTGTAATGCTGATAAAACGGGGTTACGTGAATGGTATCAAAATGTAGGGATTGTCTTACAATGACTTTCTAATATTAACCCTAAATGATGTACCACGCTATGAACTTCGCGCCCGGTACCATCGGGGATAATATACGAACCATTTGGGTCGAATGTCTCTTTCATATCATTAATTATTGATTCGATAGGTGTACCGATCTTGACCTGTCGATGATATGACGTCATAAGTGATGTAATCCACTGAAACGATTCAAGTTCTTTACTATTAATAAAAAACGCCTCGGGTATTGATTCTCCGACAACTGTAAAATATAAAGCGTGATCACTTATACCCGGTGCGCGTAATTTATAAGTTTTACTCGGACGTTCGTTATCGTTCGTTATTTTAAACCTTTTTCGAATGCTGCAACCGCTACGGGTACAATCGGACGAATTAATTCGAGCATCGCTTCGGCATATACGCGGATCTCATATTGAGCGTGTGGATGCAATCGTTCAGCTAAAAATCTAAATAAATTATGTAAATTAACCGTCGCGAACATATGGCTATAAGTTGCCACAGGTAAAACGGATCGGGCAATTTCGCGGGGTACACCTTTTTCAATGAGTAAATGATAAGTATTAAATGCGTTTGAATTTTGGATATGCATTAAATTTCTGACTACATCTGTATGATTGAAATCAATGTCGCCACCAATATCGCGCATCTGTTTATTATCTTTATTTTGTGTACCGATATGTTCTGGTTCAGGAATATAGAATTCTTCAGGTAATTCGCGATAACGGGCGCTTAATTCATTGAACGATTGTGTACGATGGCGGTGCCATTGGCGGAACACAAAGATCGGAGCCTTGACATCAAATGTAAATGTTACCGCTTCGAACGGTGTGTTATGTCCATTAGAATATAAGTAATTAATTAATCGGGTGTCGCTTCCGCTATCTTCGCCCGCTCGCCATTCTGCATCGTATGAAACACGAGCATTACGGGAGATTGATAAATCCGACCCCATATGATCTACTAATCCTACAAATCCATGATCTAATACATTAATTTTATTCATTTTTTTTAATTCCTCAGTGGTTTAACAAGTTTTTCAGCTTCGGCGATGTAATATTCAAAATTGATATTATTCCGATCAGCGTCTTTAATGTCGTTACAGGGTGCGACTAATTGCCCAGCATTAACACCGGTACGACGTATTTCGTATTTAGAACGATTTTTCGTGTTGATACGTTCGTCCCACGGTAAACCGAGCGAGTCGAGTTCTATATCTTCAGCGGTTGTACTTTTCAATTCAGCGATCACACTTTTGTAATATTGATCGGATAACTTCGTCGCTCGTTTCCATTGTCCGACTTGATACCCTTTCGTCGGGGGACTGATTTTAGTTAATGATCCACCGTCAACGCTTACATAATATCGCGTTATTTTCTGTAATTCTCGTTCGTTACCTGCAGCATCGGAGATCATAAGATTATCGGACCGTCCCACCTTCGTACGAAGCATGAAATCGAATATATCGTTATGATTGGTGATGAATTCGCGAATATCTTTACCGTGTACGAGAGCGGCTTCAGCGGCTTTAGGGACGACAAGGGCGCTGTGGTTTTGGTGCCAATCCATGTCGCTAGGTGTCCATTTCGGACCCTGCGATTCCTTCGATTTATGTACGTACGCGCCTTTTGATTTGAGTTTTCCGTCTTTATATTCACCGATATAATTATTCACATCGCGAATAAACATACGTTTATAAATAACGCTTTCCAATTCTAAACAAGTGTAATTCTCCCACCATTTACATATTTTTTTCATGGTGTCGATATGTTGCCTCGGACATTTAACGGTTAAACCATCCGTATTGATCTGGATCATCTTTAAACCGGGGATATCAATCAAATGTTGTGCAAGCATACATAAAAGTAACTGACCGTTAATAGTTATTGACATTGTATATTGTGGGTCAAAAAACACGCTGTATTTATTATTCGAATCACCGTACGCACCGTTTCGGGCAAGTTTTATCGAGTTATTTAATGCGGTCCCTTTGTCGTATTGCTTACGTTCGATCGCGAGTTCTTTATCAACAATACCGAATTGTTCGCTCAAATGTTCGGGGAATAATTTGTTTACACTACCTAACGTTGGGTAATAACCGCCCACGTCCCAATCCCACAACTCACCATCGTCGTCGGAACATACAATCGTCGAATCAATCGAACCATGTATCCCACCGGTACCGAAGTCGTATCGAAACCCATCGACAATACAATTTAAACCCGATTTATCTTTTACACCGCTTACGAATTTAAAATTATGCAAATCGGTTCGATTTTTTATATCATCAAAACATTGATCGAGGGGAATACCCTTATTTAATAATGTTTTAATATTCTTAACATCGTATATGCTCGGTACGTCGTCTAACGATAATCCATACACTTTTACTAAGTCATGACGCATGATAAAGGCCATTTCAGCCGATACCGTTATGAATTCGAAGACGCCCTTCGTTTGGGTGATAACTTTCGATGATAACCATTGTTTTACGAGTTCGAATTCGCGTACTTTAAATTCGATGTATGGGAATATTATTTCACCCAAATTGATAGAACTTCGAGGCGTTTGTCGTTTTATTTTCTTGTTATTGTGGTCGCGGGCGTAACATGTACCCGGTGCGAACGCTTCGAGTTTGTTGACGAAAATATCTGTACCGATTTTTTTATCACTATGATTAAGGAAATTTTGACCGTATTTTTCGCTTAATTGTTCACGGAATTCGATCATTTCGATTGATTCGATCGCGAATTTCTCGGTCGCATCGACATCGTCATGATTATATTCAATTAATACGTTTTTTTCTAAATCGTTTAATACGGTGCCGGGTGGGTAGGGTAGATCACTTATATTATCTAAGCGCATATTGAATTCAAGCATTTTTAATGAAGTACGACGCGCATCATTATCGAAGTGATGTATTTTATAGAGATCGATTTGTACGATATGAATATCATTATCCCATATCACATTATCGAATCGACGTTCCCATGGGGTGTTGATAATACTCATGGATTTATTATATAAGTCGGTTTGATCGGGGGATAAATGCGCGTTTTCTAATATAAAATGTAACATCGGATAATCATATCCAATATTGTTATATCCAATCATTCGGGAATTTGATTGCTTTAATGCAAATAAAAACACTAATAAACCATCGAGATCATTACGTCGATCGCTTATTTCATAAAACGCCGTAGCGCCCGAATTCATATGTTTAAAATCAGCGGTAAATATATTCGGATATGATTCTAAATCGTAGGACCAATCACGAGGATTGAATGGGATCAGGTTACTAAACGCTTCAGAAGCCCCACACGAGGGGCATTCGTTGAATTGTTGCTTGTAGAACTTACCGCATCCACTGACCGGGTCGCATTGCTTACGCCCCCGCATTGGCGAACTCTGCGATTTGTTGAGTCGATAAATTCGTATAAATCGACATTGTCATGATAAATTGAAAATATCGGTCGTCATTGTTAGCTTTAGCGGCTAAAAGTCTCGATGACATCATTTTCAGTGTTTCGGGATCGTATTTACTCATTAGTAACTACCGGTTTATTAAGATTCGTATCTTCAGCGGTTAACGGGTTCGGTTTACCCCATATGAAACCGAGCGCTAATTTCGTGGCTTTTAATTTACCGATAAAAGTTAATTTACCCGCATTAATCACAAATTTAGCGTTTAACACTTTGACCGGGGCGGCACTTTTTGTACGTGCTTTCACTAATCGATCGTTATGAGAAAGGATTAAATCACCCGTTAAATCGAGATATTGTTTACCTTGTTTTAAAAAGAAATATGCCATTATTTATCGCCCTATTTAAAAAGGAGGGTAAACACCCGATCCGCATCACGTAGCCCCCTACGATGAAGGTTTTATCCGACCGGGTGAATTCCCATAAAGTTAAAATTTCTTACCGTCGTCTTTGGCTCGATTTTCTGGTTTATGATCCGCACGATTCGCGTTATATGCGAGTTTTTCAACAAAAGCACCCGCTACATCGAGATCGTGACCGGCTGCATAATCAAAAATTCGAATTAATGCGTCCGCGAGTTCGACCTCTTCCATGTTCCGGTGTGGAAGATGATCGTCCATACAATTTTTACGGGCACCTTCCATCGCTTCGGATATTTCGGAATGAATTAAACAAAGCATTTCACCTTTATTACGTAATAGAGGTTGTCCGGTTTGTAAATCAGTCCACCATCCACCATCGCAAGCTGCTTGATGACAAACTCGTATTAAACGAACTAGACCATCATAAATTAATACATCGTCTTTAATATCTGACATTATTATTACTCCAAAATTACCGCCCCGAAGGGCGGAATCATTGTGATTACGGTGCTTTTACTAAGCCCGCGATTAATTCCGGTGTGTAGCCAGCCGGTGCCAATTGTTCGGCGGTCCATGGACCCGTACCATCCGGCAACATATACTTGACTTCGACAGGTGTTAGAACGTCCATCGCTGGTGCTGCAGGTCCGCCGCCCGGTGTCGCTGGTGTTGCTGGTGTAGCCGGAGTATTCGCCGCTGCAGCCATGTTCGGATCGACTTGCGCGTTTGCTGGCATTTGACCTGCTACCGCACCGAATGTCGCACTCGGATCGGCTGCGCTCTCGCTAATGATTTCGATACCCGCTTGATAAAGTTCGAACATTGACGGATTAACGTAAATACCCGGTGTGTTCGGTGGTGCCGCTCCATTACCTTTGACGGTAAATACTAAACGACAATAATCACCCGCTTTGATCGCTTCTTTTTGTTGGATTTGTTGAGTCGGATCATACTTTTCGCGGTGATAACATTTAATCGGGAAACCGTTCGACATATTAATTACCCAGTGTCCCGGATAGCCTTCGCGATCACATGGTTTTTTCATGTTTTTATTAGGTGCCTGACTATCGCCGTCAGTAACTTTCCATGAAAAAGCGGGCATTTGATGCTCACCATTCGGGAATGATGCTAACGCTTCGGCGTTCATTTGTTGACCCCATTCGGTTAGCTTCCAGTCAGTTTCTTGACCTTTAGGAATAGCAAGACCAACATAGTGATCGATTTGCGGCGTTACTCCGTCACGTTGCATTTTCGGTTGTTTCGTTTTTTCGTCAATTACGGGACGCGCTACCATCGGATGACCCGAAACGAGGCGACCTACTGGTGATGTAATTTCTATCATGATGCTATTTCTCCAAATAATAATTTTGCTTTACTTCCGTTATCCGGTACGATTTTTAGTCCGGTGTTTGGTTTGATACTATATTCCTTAATGACACTATCGTCAATACCTAATTGACGAACTTGTGTGGGGGTTTTAACTGCGAGGGGTTTTCGTACATCAAAACCCATTAAATCACCCATTGTGGCTACTTCCTCTGCAGGTTTAATCCATTTTTCATGACCTTGACCCATTGCAACTAACCACCCCGGAATGTCTGTACCCGTTCGAATTTCGTGTTTAATTTCCTCTTCGAATCCGGATTCCAAACTTTCAAGATATTTACGAGCTTTTTTAATAAGTGTCAATTGAGCGCCTTTCGCTGCGGGTGACATTATAAGTGGTACCGGCTTTCCCAATACCTCATACATTCCCGTTCCGGCCTGTATCGCAGGTCCGCAAGCATGACGAGCGACACAATGTTTACAATGCGGACCCGTGTTACATATCGCATCGTTACCCAACGAAATAGCCGCGTTCATATGTAAAGTGTTGAAATGAGCACGTAGATCACTCGCTTTAACAACCCATTCACGAATTATACCGTCGCGGTGATGTGCTCGAGGCTGTACGACTCGCATATGTACGGTGATATGTTGATCGGTTATCCCGTTGACTTCGAGTAATTCGAGGACACCTTCGGTATAATCGATTAATTGCCAGTTTTCGAACACTTCGACAATTTCGAAACCGAATTTATAATCCCACACGTACAAATTGCCCGTTTTACCATCGAATATAAATTGATCGGGAGTGCCTTCGTTTAGTTCGTGTATTTTTGGCATTTTGATTTTTTGTTCATTACCAAAATTAGGACCACCGAAAACAGCCGTCGAACGCATAACCTCGCCCACATCTTTAGCGTAGATTTCAGCCGCTTCGAACATTTCTTCCGTGTAAACAACACCGTTCGACGCTGTTTTATCGACATAATGATCGGATTTGGGTATCGTTGGACCGGTTGTTTGGCACATTATCAACTCTGATCCGATCTCGTGCGATGCTGTTCCTTCCGCCGCTTCTGGTGTTTCTTCCTGTTCGGGGAATTGTTGAGACATTAACACCCAACCGGTGCACCCGTTAGGGGCACCCCAGATATGCGCCGATGACGGCGGAATGATTGAATGACTACCCATTCGGAAACAACGCCGTATTGATTTCAGGAATAAGATCAGGACGTGCCGCGACTAATGGTAACGACGCTAATCCTAAAGGATTAATAACAACCATGATCATTTCTTGAGTCAACGTGCCCGCACCCATTGCCGTCGTGATTTTACCCATCAAGTCGGGGAATGTTAATGTCTCAGTTTGAGCCGGTGCCGCTGGTTTTGCTGGTGTCTCAAGGGTAGCCGGTGCCGCTGGTTTTGCTGGTGTCTCAAGGGTAGCCGGTGCCGCTGGTGTTTCGGTCGTGGGGGATGACGTTTCAACTTGAGCCGGTGCCGTCGCCATTGCTGCGCGAAGTTCGGCTTCGACTTGTACGATTAATGCAGCATCGACGCCGCGTTTTTTCTTCCATGATTGATCTTTAGCCAATTTCGACTTATTTTTACTGTGGATTCGTACGTCCCATGGTAAACCCTGACTATCGAGTTCGACACCACCACCTATACCAACCGAAACACCGATTTCGGTACCGACGTTGATTTTTTCCGGTTTATCGTCATTAGTTGCGAATGCGTCTGCGGCTGAAGTTTCACTTCCTTCATTCCCTACGTGTTCGATACCTTCTAATGATTTATTATCATTGTCAGATTTGACACCAGCTTTAACGAGTATTTCGTCGGCTTCTTTTTCTTTGTCTTCATCGATACAACCTTTACAGCCCGATTTTTTTATATCTTGAGCCATGCCGTGCAACATATCCGAAGCGCGGGTTAATGCGTTATAGTCGTCGGTATCGACTGTTAAACTAATTGATTTGTTCATTGTTTTAATTTCCTTTTCGTTATTGACGATAGTGATTTTATGCCGTAGTATCTCCCTTGTCAACATGAAATAACGAGAAATAATAAAAAAATGCAGTTAAGACCCTATCAAGCCGAAGGCGAACAGAATATAAATCTCGAATGGAACGCCGGTCATCGTATTGTCATGGCGGTATATCCTACGGGTAGTGGTAAAACTGTTATATTTTCCGAGATTATAAAGAAACATGACGGGCCGGTTTGTGCCATTGCCCATCGTCAGGAATTAGTCAGTCAAATATCGCTCGCGCTCGCTCGAGACGGTGTATATCATAAAATAATAGGACCGAAAAAAGTTGTCAGACTTTGCGTTAATGTCCACATGTTAGAACTCGGACACTCATTTATAGATCCAAATTCGAAAGTCGCGGTCGCGGGTGTTGATACATTGGTTAAACGATCTGACGAGTTGGAATACTGGCGAAAATCTGTCACGTTATGCGTTATTGATGAAGGTCATCACGTATTAAAAGGTAATAAATGGGGTACAGCGTTTCAAATGTTCCCTAATGCTAAAGGGTTGCTCGTAACAGCCACCCCGGATCGTGCCGATGGTAAAGGGCTCGGACGTCATGCCGATGGATTAGTGGACGTTATGGTCGAAGGTCCAACCATGCGCGATTTAATCAATCAAGGTTATTTAACCGATTATCGAATATTTGCCCCACCGTCAGATCTTGATCTAAGTCAAGTAACGACAAGCGCGGACGGTGATTACAATAAAGCCAAATTAAAAACAGCGGTTCGAAAATCGCATGTCATCGGTGATGTTGTCACCCATTATTTACGTATTGCAAAAGGTAAACTCGGTATTACGTTCGCTACCGACGTCGAAACGGCGACCGATATTGCGGCACAATTTAACGCGCAAGGTGTACCGGCTGCAGTTGTTAGCGCCAAAACGTCAGACGCCGATCGCGTTGCCATTCTCCGACGATTTAAAAATCGAGAATTATTACAACTCATCAATGTGGATTTATTCGGTGAGGGGTTCGATCTCCCTGCTATCGAGGTCGTTTCCATGGCTCGACCTACCCAATCATACGGACTTTACGTACAGCAATTCGGACGGGCACTTCGTTTATTAGAAGGTAAAACCGAAGCGATTATTATCGATCATGTGGGTAATGTTACGCGTCATGGTTTACCGGATCGTAAACGTGAATGGACACTCGACCGTCGTGAAAAACGTAGTAAAGCGAAACCGACCGACGTTATCCCTGTTAAAGCATGTCCAGAATGTACGGCAATATATGAGGCAATATATAACGCGTGTCCACATTGCGGGCATAAACCGATCCCGGCACCACGATCGGGACCTGATATGGTCGATGGTGACTTGACAGAAATTACCCCGGAAATACTCGCAGAAATGCGGGGCGAAATTGCAAAAGTTGATATGACCCCAGCCGAAGCGCGAGCCGATATGCAAACTCGATTTGTACCGGAAATCGGAGTTCGTGCTGGTGTTAAACGT